GTTCGACTCCAACACGCTGTCTTAAGTTGCAAAACGATGTTCCGTTCGTCTAGTGGTTAGGACACAGGGTTTTCATCCCTGCAACGGGAGTTCGACCCTCCCACGGAACGCCAGATTAGTAGGAAATAAATCAATTTTCTTCTTGACTAAAGGTCTCAAAGTTGATATAATATATGTATATTTTGAGAAAAGATAAAAACGGGAAAACAAAGCACCTTTACTACTTAGGTAGTGTGCTGGAAACCCGAGGGGACTGTGATAACAGACCAATTTGATGGTAGCAACATAGTCCCCACCTTCAAGAAAATAAATCAAAATTTTTCTTGACAAATGGTTTCAGAGTTGTTATAATATATCATATTCTGAAAAAACAAAAAGAATGTAAAACAACGGAGGGCAGTGCCTTAAAAGACTGCCAAGTGAGGCATCACATAAAAAATCGCCTGATGCTCAAAACATATTGAGAGGTGCAGTAACAGAGAGAAAATATGCGTAGTTTTGATAGTCGTATGCAGACATATTTTGCGAACATAAAAGGGAGTGCATATCCGATTGACTTGTCGGTAAAAGAGTGCAAATACTACTCTTATCAGTAATTCCACACTACATAGGTTGTCGCCCATGATTGTAGTCCACTGGTGGTAAGTAGCGTAGAGAGTAACTGCCTCAAGTAGTGTGTCGGCACTATAAAACCTTGCGTTAGTGTATATTGGCAAGTGCAAACAAGGAAATTACACCGCGATTGACGAGTAGATACTGCGATAATATCACTTAGTGTGAAGAAACCACGCTGACACAACCAGTATAACTTACACGACTGCATGATACTTTAGGTAGAAACGACTGATGTAAGACGAGGAGTAACAAAAAGGGAAACTCAATGTGGATTACAACACACCCTTGTAATCAGTATGCTGTCGACTGTATCAACGGACAGCACTTAAGTCCTACGGCGATTCATGGTTTACCTGTCAAAGTAGGCATTTGATACTCAGAGTGCGAGTAGTAGGGCAAGTCCCACACCATCAAGTAATGTGAGCACAGTATCAGGGCGAAGGAGTTTACAGAGCCACATCGCGAGAGTAGAGGAAGCATTGCTTATAATCTACTTGCTGACCGAGTGATGTATTGCAACTACCATAAGAACGGGCATACATAAAGCGTATAGAGAACTCCATGCTTACTGCGAGGATAGTCGTCAGACGAGTGGGGCAGTAAGACTTCAAGTAAAAAACACACAGTTTTTTCGAGGGAACAACCGCGTTCCCTCTTTTTTTGTCTTTAAAAAGTAGACATATGAAATTTCTTATGTTAATTCAAAATAGTTCTTGACAAATATCTTAAAATTTAGTATAATATATGTATCAAAAGAAAAAGGAAACCACATTTTCCTACTCAATGAGTGTGGGGTTCTGATACCGACAATCAGCAGTGGTGGAGGAGGCAGACACCACACTATCATTAACAATTTAATTTATAAGGAGGGCATCATGCCAGCAAAGTTTAAACCATCAGAAAAAGTGTATAAGAGAGGAGTTCCTGCAAGTCAACTACCTGTAAGACACTACTATCTCAAGAATACACCAAAGGAAGAATTATTCGCAGAGATTAACAAATCTAATGTGAAACCAAAGCAAAGGCAGAAGTGCCTAAACGAACTCGTAAGACGAGGTATCAAGATACAGTGGGTATCTAAGGAGAGTGTGTAATGGCAAAAGCATGGGGAAGTAATCATGTGTCACATCGCAAGAAAACATCACAAGGCAATGGTCGAGGCACATTCAGTATCAATATGAACAAACACAAGAAGCGTTCATACAAAAAGTATAGGGGGCAAGGCAAGTGATAAGAGTATTAAAACAAAGTGATTATCAAACTTTCTTAAAGAAAGTAGCAAAACTAAATGATGCAGGTATTGAAGTGAAGTATTCAGTAGCAAAACCTAATCATAAGAAAGTAAAAATAACAATGCATACACCAGTCGATGCAAAGAAATGGGACGAGGTGTGTGGATAATGGACTTAACAACATTATTATTAGTAGCAATGTTCTTAGTTTATATGTATGTAAATGACAGGGACGATTGGCGTGGGTAAAGTAATACCATTCCCAACCATTACCGAAGGGCAGAAAATCAAGGCACAACTAAAACTTCACGAAGAAGAAATCAAGTTGTGTCTTGATGATTTGGAGTCATTAAACCAGCATGTAGTCGAGTTGACAGTCGAATATGAAGCACTGTTAACCCGACTATGTGAAATTTATAACATCAATTTGGAGGATTATGATAATTAAAGGAAGTATGGGTTACGACATACATGGTAGAAAGCGTAAACAAGTAGGAAAACGAAGTAAAAAAGTGAAACCAAATTTTACTAAGCAATCCGATAAAATTACATTAACAAGAAAAGAAGAAATCTACGCCAGTGCTCCGATTGGGGAATATACTGTGCCTGTAGATAATTCGTATAAAAAAGACATCAGTAAGCAATATACGGTATCGATTGCTTACAACAAGGGTGCGTATCAAGTGATACCAAAAGGAGAAGTGAAAGACATTGGCAAGTAAGCATTATAAAGTAGGTATGAAAGCAAATGGTAGCACTATAGTAGCAATTCGATATCCTGAAGGGACTGAACCAAAGTCTAAATACAATGGTTGTCCTGCTAGGAACAGTGTTCCACACATGGATGTAGAACTTGCTGATGGTAGAGTTATCAGTAGTGAGATTTTGATACCTGAAAACAAGTTTAAAATACTTATAGGAGGTGCACAGTGAGTAAAATCAACGATTATGCAAGGTTTGTAGACCAGTGCACGTCCGAAACAAGTAAAGATACGACCAAAATGTGTGATAGAGTGCAATTTCTAAGAGGAAATTATACTACACGCAACGGTGAAGTCATAGATAACGATATAGATATGGCAAGATTGATGACTGCACTGATAGGAATGATGGCAGAGAGTGGAGAATTTGCTGAAGTAGTAAAGAAAAAAGTATTTCAGTCAGATAGTGAGTTCTCAAACGATGAGATTTTCCATATGAAAAGAGAACTAGGTGATGTTCTCTGGTATTGGGTGCAGGGTTGTAAAGCATTAGGTTTTACACCTGATGAAGTAATGGATGAAAACATTAGGAAGTTAGAAAAGCGTTATCCTAATGGTTTTGAAGTAATAAGAAGTGAAGTGCGTGAAGAGGGGGATATATAATGGCAAATCATGTTTATTTTAACATCGAGATAGATGGATTAAGTGAGGAACAACATAATTGTTTGTTCAAAACCGAAGTAACAAGTCGACCACATTGGAAAGAAGGAGAACCTGATGTGGAGTATGAAGAACTAGTAGAAGTTCATGAACAACCTTTTATGAGTAATGTTCCTAGAGAATATGATAAAGAGGGTTGGTTAGAAGACTCTTACAATTGGTATTGTAATGAGGTTGGTGCTAAGTGGTGTAACATTGATGAGTGGAGTTATGGCATGATTACTGGTTACAGTGCATGGTCAACTCCATACCAAATGGTATGTCATATGTTAGAGTACGCAAGTAATAGGTTTGGTATTGAACTAAGTGCTACAATGACTTATGAAGATGAGTTCAGAAACTTCATAGGTAGAGATTATTTTGAAACATACCACGATGGCGATGGGTATTATTGCTCACATGATGAAGAATACATTGATGGTAATGAATTAAATGCACTGCTAGAAGACAATTTAAGTTGTGATATATCTAGTGATGACTTCGAATGGTTTGAAGAATATAGAGATACAGGATTAGTTCCTAGTGAGTGTGTGGACGAAATGGTTTACAACTTCTTTGAAACAGGAGAATTACGATGGGTAAGTTAAGAAAGATATTCAGAAAAATCATTGATAGACTAATAGAGAAGTCATTTCAACGACAAGCAGATAAAATATTTATGAAACATCAAGTTCATACTAGAGATGGGGACAATACATGATGGGACAGTTTGATGATAGAGTAGAAAGACAGCGAAAACTCATAGCAGCAGAAGAGTGGTCTAGAACAGTTAAATCAATGCATGCACATAGTATAGATTCGATGTGGTATGATAATAGACCTGAAGATACAGCAGATGGTAAGTCCGTTATTGACATAGAATATAATGGTGGACTTATCAAGAGAACTCTAGATAGTGGTGAAACGATATATTTTGGTGAAAGACTAAGAGGCGATGAACTTATTAGAGAGTGTGAAAGACACAACGCAGACAGGAGGAAACCACGCTATGCTTATTAATGATGAAAGAGAGTTTGAATACTACGACTGGGAGAAAGAGCATGGTCGTGAGGAAGCAATAAGAATTGCTAGTGAAGAATGGGGTATGTCAACATACCAAGTAGAAATGTTAGTCAAAAGATGGGAGGATATGTTATGGCTGTGAACTACACACAAGACCAAGTAGAGTACATTGTTAACCAATATAGACTTAACCCTGATAGAGAAACAGTAGAAAAACTAGCAGATGAGCTAGGAAAGAGTGTAAAATCTATTATAGGTAAGTTAAGTAGGGAAGGAGTATATAGAAAGACTGAATATACTACCAAAACAGGTGAAAAACCGATAACAAAAATACAAATAGTAGAAAATCTAGCAGAAAAGTTAGATATACCTAACGAAGCCCTAGCGGGGTTAGAAAAAGCACCCAAGACAGTGCTAAGGAGATTGTATGAGAGTATGTAAACTAAGTAAAGTAGATGAGCTAGTGGACAAGCATGGAAGATATGCAGAAGTCATGGGTCTAATCGAAACCCCAACGGGTGTGAAAGCGAGATTGAGATTTCCTGATGGTCATAGAGAAGTAGTAGCAACACAAAGAATAAGAGTGCTACAGGATGAAAATGTACCACGGTCTAAAGATGGTTGGTTTTAATTCTAATAACTTGTACGAAAGAGGGAGTGGTTTGCTCCCTTTTTTATTGTCTTAAAAATTTTCGGTTTGCGCAAGTTGTGGTTTCTTGTGAGAGTTTTGTAGTAATTAATTTGAATTTGGGAATTTGTTAACCCCAGAACGGGGTTGTTTGGTTTTCATGAATTGATGTGGTTAACACAATTAAGAGTCTATCTTTATCCGAATTAGATGCTCGCCTCGTTCCCGCTTCGCTCCTCTCGGCTTTCAGCATCGGTTAGATAAGCGACTCTAATCAGTGATTTGTTTTGGTTAACTATCATAATTTATAGTATTATTTTACCATAACTTTTAGCAGAAAGCAAGAACTGTTTTTCACAGGTATATGTGTGAGTGGGTTGTAGTTCGATTTAGATACGAAAAAATATTTTACTCTAGAAAAAAGGATTGTAAAATTTAGTTATGTTGTTCAAGAAAATTTTATCTACCACCATGTCTCATTATTAATCTTCTTTTTAAATCGAGTTCATGTTCCTTTTGTTTGTCTAATTTTCGTTTGCGTTTCCTATAGTTATTCGTGTCATTTTTGATAGACGCAGGTTTTTCATAGTATTGTTTCTCTCGGATTCTATCTTTGATTCCTGCTTTCTCGACTTTTCTACGGAATATACGCATAGATTTTTCAAAAGACATTCCTTTACAATTAACTGACGGCATCTTTCCTCCGATTAAATGTCCATCCACGCTTTCTTAAGTAGTAAACTTGTGAATGTATTTGCTCTTTTGTTTTGTCTAGTTTTAATGCGATGTCTTCTGTCGACATATCGTTGTAATGTCGCTTGAGAAAGTCTCGCTCTGTATCAGTCCATCTTTTATTCATACATATATTATACTCGCATTTTGAGATGTTGTCAAGAACTATTTTTAGTTAAGTATAAATTTTGTCTTGACTTTTGGTGGGAAAGTTGCTATAATATTATCTATGAATGAAAATGATATAAGTTATCTAATATTTTTATTTTTTGCTGTCACAGGTGCTTACTACTTTGGAAAACAAGTAGGAATACGAGGCACGATAGACTATTTGGAAGAGGAAGGAATACTTACCTTCGATGACTCTGAAAAATAGTTCTTGACATCAAGTTAAAAATTTGTTATAATTATTTTGTAAGTGATAGGTTTCACTTGCGCATTGGTGCATCTACCGAAAGGAGGTGCGAGTATTTACTGAAAAAGGAATTATGGAGATAAAAAATGAGTATAGATTTAAGTAAATTTTGGCTTGGATTGGATACGCCTTCTTTACCGAGTTATACGGAAAGTAGCTATCCGAGATACAACCTAATCGAAAGGGCAGGAGATTATCGAATAGAAATCGCAGTGCCAGGTTGGAAGAAAGAGGAGTTGGAGATAGTCTTTGATAACAAAGAACTCCAAATCAAGGGTAAAAAAGAACACAAACTAGGTGATGATGAGCGTTTTGTTCATCAAGGTCTTAGTCTAAAGTCTTTTGAACGAAGATTTATTCTAAATGCCGACCTACAAGTAGATAAAGTACATCTACAAGACGGATTACTGACAATCAACTTATCACGAACTCCAGATTCTAAGAGGAAAATCTTGGAGATAAATTAATATGAAAGCAATAGCTTTAAAAGTTCGTGATACAATATGTGAGAACGGAGAGTTCTGTCAGACTGTAAGCCAAATCACTCTTATGAGTTTTGGTGCTAGTGTGATAGTATTAAATCTATCCTATCTTGTGTAGACTGTCAACGATGTGGGGGAGTAAACGCTCCCCCAAGTATGGAGATAATATGAACATATCAAAAAATGGATTAGAACTAATTAAACACTTTGAAGGGTGCGAATTAAAAGCGTATAAATGCCCAGCAGGAGTATGGACTATTGGATATGGTCATATTAAAACAGCAGAAGAAGGTATGGA